ACCCATCAGATAAATATGGCTGTGCAGCAGGAATGAAGCACGCTACTATGATGGAGATGAAACAAATTGTCCAGAGCTCGTCTTTCCAGCTATCTGCAGAAGCATCCATTGCTTTCTCTTCCCAGTTCGCATCACTCTGTACTCTTTTTACCTGTGCTTCTATTTTTGCTACTTCTAGCTTTTGTTTTATCTCTGCTTTTTTTTGTCTACCCTTTAACCATGTTCCTGCTAGGTTTGCTATTGGGCTTAAAAATTGTAACATGTTTACTCCTTACGAAAATACTCTGTTTGAAAAACTGTTTACTGCAGCTTCATATTCTTCTTGTGATGTAAAAAATCTTCTCTCCCCTGCGTCTGCATCATAATAAGAAGGATTACCAGTAAATGCACCTGAAGACATCCATCTTTCTATCAACTCACCAGCACTTTGTGATCCGTTTCTGTATGGACTTACATCTATTCTGGTATGATACTGTCCTAATCTGCTTGCTTTTTCAGGGTCAAACTTTACATTGAACTCTTTCATATACCCGTTTATAAAGTTTCTAGCTTGATCTGTGTGCTGTTTAGCTTGAGATGGATTAAATCCATTGTAAGACCAAGTCATACTATGATCTAACTGACCAGTGTCACGATTGTATCTAATTTCTGAACCACCCATACCCGGTTTTGGTTTACCTCTTCCAAATCCTGTTATGCCACTTGCAAAGTTCAAAGCTGTAAGAGCCGCAGCTATAGGCTGTAAAGGAGGGACAAACATTGCTACAGTGGTTGCTGTTCCTGCTAAACCTCCTAAAGTATTTCCTTGTTTAAAAGCATCATATGCATTATAAGCAGAAAATGCTGCTCCTGCTGTTGTTAAAGCAGGATTTATTTTAGCACCGACACTTTTTAAATTAGCACCTAGTTTCTGTGCAGTTTCTTTTACAGGAGCAAATATACTGGGTTCACCTGAAGTTTTAAATATATCTTTTATATACTCCGTTGCTTTATCTTTTAAAGGGTCTACATATTTTTCCTTTAAAGGATCAAAAACTCCTGTCTTAAAAAGTTCTGTTGCAGTTCCCAAACCCTCTTGTTTAGCATAGTCCAATGCTTTGTCTTTATAAAAATTTACAAAAGGATTTGTAACAGCTCTACTACCTAAATCCACAGCCTCTCCAAATCTTACAATTCTATCCGTGATATCTGTAGAGGTATCTAATCTACCTCTTTCTATAGTAGGTTTTGTTCCCTCTATTTTAAAATCTGGTACGTTAGCAGAGATACCCGCAGCTGTAATATCTACTCCGGGGTCTGTAGCAAACAAAGGGTCTACATCTGGGTCTAATCTTGCTCTTAGTTTTTTTTCTTCTTCTCTTCTTTTCTTTATAGTCTCAGGGTCTGTTGTCAAATCCACAATGTAACTAAGATCGTTTGAACCACTGTACAAATCACCACTGCCTGTTACATCAATGGTAGGAACAGTAGGAATATTTCTCTGTAAAGATGCTACTTCATAAGTTGGCTGTAGAGCTTCTTTACCTAAAAAAGCACTAGGCACACTCTCAGATGTAACATCTGTATTTACAGTTTCTATATTACCTAAAAATCCTTGATTTGTTTGTGGTAAAGCCATTATTTTTTCTTATCTTCCTTTTTCATCTGATCAAAATTATTCTTCAAGTTGAGGAGCATTGCCAGCAAACTGGCTTTCCCCTGCAGTCGGTACAGCTCCAGTTCCGATTGTGCCGTTACCAGCCCCTGTAAGGTCTGAAGGTTGAGCCCCTGAAGGAGCTTCCGTAGGGCTTCCCATACCTGTGGGTTGTTCACTACCGGGGAGAGCTGCTTCAGCACCTCCTGATTGTTGTTCTGTTGGTTGTTGGGCATTTTGCATTCCTTTCAGCATTTCTGCGTATATTTGAGCTTGGTTAATATCATTGACTAAACTGTCCGGATCAATATCTTGTGAGATAGCTAGTTCTTTTATAAGATTAGGAATCTTAATGAACGGAGCTAACATTGGGTTTACCACTGTCTGTAGTAACATTGTCAGTCTTTGTGAACGTACTTCTTTCTGCATTACAGAAGACACACCTTTTGGTTTGATCTCTAAGTCTCCTACAATGTCAGGCTGTTCATCGTTAAACTGCATGTTCCACTGAAATAGTGATTCTCCCAACGGTTTCAAAAGATGATCATCCATGTTTTTAATCACCGTTTTTATGGATAAGCCAGCCGAACCTAACAACATTGATAGGCCAGCTGCTGTTCTGCCTGTGCCACTAACGCCTGTCTGCCCATGCATAATACTGGGAATCCCAGTCTCTTCATCAGCCAACTGTCTAGCTTTATCATACATCTGTATGTTCTCACCAGCGGTATTAGGGAACTTAATACCATTCACTGCTGTTCCTGTAACGCCAGACTGTCTTCTGAATATTTTACCCGGAAATATGTCATAATTTTGTCCGGGAACTAATGATGTTTCATCTATATCAAATACTAAATTACCTGCAAGTGTCAAGTTATCAATAGCCATTCTTACATGACCATTCATTAACATCTGTGCATCTTCCATGTTCTCTGGTACTCCAATACCCCACACTTGATAAGGGCTTATTTCATATGGAAATACCTGATATGGTATTCTGTGAGGTGTAAATGGGTTGATTACAGCACGCAGTACCTGATTACCACATACCCATGCATTTATCTGTACTTTACCCAGTGGGTCTACATCGCCTACATCTTTTCCTATCTGTTGAAGAAAAGATGCGTCTACAGCACCCCAATACTCTAATACTTCATATCTTTCGTTTGCAGCTCTTGATAGATACTCATCATCTCTAATTAAACTCTCAAAATACTTATCTATGTAGTTTCCACCACCTGTCAACACAGTTCTGATAGCATCAGGGTCGAACATTGGCATGTCCATAAGACCACGAAGCTGTTCTCTGTTCATCCTGTGTCTTTGTATTACATAATCTGCATCGTGTATATTCGTTGCTATAGGGTCTGGGTATAAATCCCAACAAGATACAGATTCTATTCTTGGTACATCTCTATAATACGGTGAGTATACTCTTTCACCATTGTCGTCTTTTTGCCATTTATGCACCGTTTTCGTATGTGTAAAAGGGCCTTTTACGATACCTGTGCCTAATAATACAGACTCAAATATAGAGTTTCGTAACGTGCTTACAGCGTTGGATTCTGTCAATTGATCGTGTATGACCTTCTCCATACGCATTGCTGCCTCCTGTGCAGGAGATATTTGTGGTTCTCCCATCAAAGCAGGCCCTTGTGCTATCGGTGCACCTTCATATTTTTCTTTCAAACCACCTAAATAGTCTGGTTCTGTGGCTTGAGTAGCTCCGGGTGGCATTTCTCTGCCATCTCCTTCAAACCCATAGGGACTTTTCATTTCATCTATTGGTGTTTTCAAATGTGCAAATTTAGCTATACCTTCAGGTACAGGTGTAGATTCCACAGTAAGTGGAAACTTCTTGTTTGCAAATAAGATATCTACTATCTGCCCGTAGGCAGCCAACACTTTAGTTTTGGTTATTTTTATGAATACTTTAGACTTTTCAGTGTCTGTATACTGTGTACTAGAGTCGTATACACCTCTGAAGTTCTTATAAGCCTTCAGCCAGCGTTCTTCATGAACTAATCTACCGTTTTCTGCCTCTCGCTGATAACCATTGATTAAACCTACAAGTCCCGGAGCTTGACTATCGTCAAGTTCTGTAGATACGTCTACAGGATCACTCATCTATTAACCCTCTGTGCCTTGATAGCCTTGCTTTTGCATCTGTCCCATTATATAACCTGCTTGACCCATATGTCTGTTTCCAGCTGGTTTTGGGGTAGCTACATTGTAGGAATCTAGGTTAGTTGTACCTAACAAGTTCTGATCTAAGCCTTCTCTGTATAGAGAACCTTCGTTAGCCTCGTTCATTTCGCCTTGTTTGGACATTTGACCCATAATATATCCTGCATTATAATGTTTTGGCATGTTTACCTCCTTTTTTGGTTGTTAAAATTAATTATGGCCCTAATGGCCCTTGTTTATCTAGTGCTTCTAGAAATCTTGTTTGTCTTAAATCTGCTTCTTTTTTTTCTTCTGGTGTCGGAAAAAGATCAGAACCGCTTGGTAAAGGAAGAGGTACGAAAGGTTCCACAGCTTCGTAAGTAGCTCTTGCCTTTTGTCTCTCTTCAGCAGTGTCAAGACCTAAAACAGACATGATGTCTTTTGATTTTCCTTCTTCTGGTTCTGGTGCTGCAAATGCTTCTGTCGGACTAAATGTTGTTGTTGCCGCTGCACCCAATCCGGCAATCACTCCTAATGGCCCTAATAGTTTACCACCAGTTTTACCAATTTTACCAATCATTTTCATAACTTCTTTTAATGTCTTACCTTCTATTTTATCTGCAGGTATATCATACTGTTCAGATAATCTTTGAGCTTGTTTACTTCCTTTTTTTATGACAAATGGTATTTTTTCTTTCTTTTTAGTTTTCCTACCCCTTGTTGGATACAATCTTTCTTTTGCTTCTTCGTAAGAGATATTTCTTTCTGCTGCAAAGTTTTCTATCTTTGACTCTTTTGAAATTCTTTTATCTACATCAATATCTTCAAATGTAGCAGTCTGTGCACTTTTAAATGCTTCTGGACTTCCTCCTTCAGCCACTTCACTACCTTCAAAAACATCTCCTGTTATTATTTCTCCTGCAGGTTGATCTATTTTTATTTGTGATTTTAAATTTTTAATAGGTGGAAATGTTTTATATTTTTTTATTTCTACATTGTTTGAATCAACTTGCACGTCTTCAAGAAACTTTTGATAGTTATTATAGCCCATTACTTTCATAGCACTTTGTTCAAGTATGGTAGTAAAAGCCTTAATTTTTTCTACAGGAGTTTTTGCTTTTGGAAAGTAAAACGTCTCACCCACTTTACTAGCCACATCAGAACTACCAGCACCAGCATCTCCATGAGTTAAAAGATAATCTGCTAGTTTTCTATCACCGGTTTTATCTGCAGCCCAAGACAATACTAATCTTCTTAAATCCGTATAACCAGAAGGTGTAGGGCTATCTACTCTACCTAAATAACTTATTTCATCAGCAGACAAAACAGACTTTCCATCAGGCCCAAAAAACAAGTTCTCATTAATTATTTTACCTAAATCTTTTTTTACATCTGTTTCTGAAAACAATGAAACCTTTTGAATTTTTCCGCCTTGAGTTATTCTATCCCATCTAGCATCTAACATATCTTTTAGAAAAGGCCCCATAGGCACATCGTCAGCAAGACCTTTAAGACCTACAGTTACAGGCACACCTTTCATAGACCCCTCTCCTCTAGAATAAAAAGGACTTTGAGGCCTTGTCATTTTTGCTATCATGACATCGCTTTTTAATCTTTTAATTTGTTCTCCACGAGTACCAAAAAGAGATAATAAAACTAATTCTCTATCTGTTTTATTATCTATATTCATAATACCTTTTAATATTTTACCAACCATTTTATCTGTGGGTACATTTTTAAAAGGTTTAGCTTTTACAACTCCTTTTACAACTTTACCTTCTCTAAAATCTTTTACAGCTGTTTCTAAAGCTGTTTTTTTAGCACCGGTTGGTAATCTATCTATTTTTTCTTTATCAAAAGGTGAGTCTAAATAGTTTTTGTCTTTAAGAGCATTTCCAAAACTTTTAATATCTCTTGTTATACTGTCCATTTGAGCACCTTTTGCACTCAAACCTGATGGAAACTCTTTTATAAAAGCCTTTGCAGTTTCTTTAAATTCACCCTCTGGTATTACACCTATCAAATCAGAATCAAATTCTACACCTTGCTTATATAATTTAGCAAACCAAGCATCTTTAAAAGTATTTACTTGTGTATTTATTGCATTAGTATTAGGGTCTTTTCTTTTAGGTATATCTTCTACTCCCTCAATACCTAAAGTTTCCAATAAGTTTTTAAGAGACTGTACTTCTTTACGTAATGAAAAATCTATACTTTGTAAATCTAATTCCATCTATCAATACCCAAATATCTGATCTTGTGGTTCATATTGCTGTGTCTGCTTCATCATCCTATGTGGAGAATGCACATTCATCAAAGTTCTACTCATTACCATATACCTCAACGCATCGTAAGCATGATCTTCAGCTTTCGTATCCACATCTTCAGGGTTAGTTTTAGATATAGGTAGTGTAGGTAGAGTCCTGATTGTATTATTGCACGTAGAAAAAAAACGAAGCCTAGGAGTACCATGGTCATCACAGGCTAATCTCCTGTGGACTTCTATCTTCCCTGCAATTCTGTTCCTGTCTGCTGGTGTCCATCGTGCTCCTCTTCGTATCATAGTCTCGGCAATAGAAGGCCCTAAGCCTGTTTTGTTCCAACAGGAAGAATCCAGCGTTGTTTGCTGCATTGGTGGGTCTTCTCTTTCCATTTGTACTATCAAATCTCCTAGCCTTTCTCCTGTGAACCCTTTTACATAGAGTTCTCTATAAATCCATATGTTATTGTCCCAATCTATGGCTCCCCAGAGGATACATGAGGGTGAAGAATACCCATAATCGCCTGATCGTATCCTAGCCCAGCCAGATGGCACATCAAACGGCTCTACAACGTGTGTCTCACGGCTAAATTCAGTGAAAGCAGAGCCATCTGCTACGTCCCAGTCACCTTCTAACAACCTTTTTCTCTCTATTTCCGGTAGAGACATCAACATCGCCTC